GTTGCTATACCTGCTATTACTGCTGTTGCCATTTTATTATCCTAAAAAACACTTGTGATAAACGCGCTCAAGCAAATTAAATCCCATGCGTAGCATTAAGTTATCAAAGGGAAATTCTATTTTCATGTTCAGCGTCATAAGAGAAACACCTTGCTCAATACAGTGTTCTTCAGCATATTTAATGAGGTCTGATCCTGTTTTGCTTTGTCGGTACTCTGGCTTGATATAAATAACGTCTGTCGATGCAAACGTGTGATCTTTGTGATGAATGCTTTTTGAGATCATCACTACGCAATAACCTACTAATTCTTTATCATCCCTTGCGGTAAAGACCCGCAATATCCCGGCTTGATCTAACAGCGCGTACTGTTCCCAATCAGGATTAAGTGCAATTGTTTGTTGATTTGGCTCTGTCTCTTGCCAGTGCTTGTCAAGTAAAGGCTTAATATCTTCTTTAACATTAGCAAGGCATTCGTGAGCTATTTTCATCAATTATGCATCTGCGTTCCATCGTTATTTGTATCACCGGAACCTCCGGCTGCTGATGAATTTGTCGGCCTTCCCCATAGAATTTCTTTCTCAACAATGGCCGTTACATACTCAAAGCCCTTGTCAGTAGGATGCTCAATCTTTTGATCCTCTGCTGTGTACCTTCTAACCCTTGATCGCTCAAAGGCAACAAGCTTATTTTCAACAGCAATGGTAATCGTGGAGTATTCACCTGCCTCCGAAATTGTCATCGTGTCCATAAACCCAGAGAAGATAATTACCGGGTCAGCAATTAACGATCCTGCCTCATCAAATGCCCCTAGCCGAACTGTCAACTCTCGACCTTGATATTCGTGGTTCTTAGCCACAGCAATCAGCGATGATTTAACACCTGTTAGGCTGACATTAATCCCGGTTGCACTGACATCAGAGGTTTCTTTAATCTCGCTTATTGATAGGAGATCACCTAACCCTGTATAGGTTTCACTGTCATAGGTAAGATCGCCCATGCCTGTCCAGACATTTAGCTCGTTTGGGCTTTCGCTTGCGGTTCCAGTTCCTGACCCTGCACCTGTGGCAGTAAAATCTAGTCCAACTGTGTTTGATGATGCGCCAATCGCTGTAAAGTCTGTGTTGCCGACACTAACTATTTTATATTTATGGCCTGTAACAAAATTACCTGCTGCAATATTTTGGTCAAATACCATGCGAACAAGAAAGATAGGGCGCGAGACTTTGGCTGCTGCCATTGTCTGCATAGCACTGGTAAGCGTTCTACTCATAGGGCTTCACAACAAGCGAACGTAAAACCGTACATGCTGGCTTCGTTTATCGACCAACCAATTTCATTAGAGGTCATGCGCCAAGTGCTTTTTGGTAAGCTAAAATCCACAGGTTGATTCGAGGTAATAGCAATACGCAAAGGCGGCTGGAAGTTTAACGTAGTCGATCCACTTGCCTTGTCCTCAGTTGTTATATAGAGATAGTTATTAATCTCAAAGTAAGTCCCTGCCGGAATAGCCTGTGCGCCTGATGTAAGCGTTAATGATTCAGCTCTTATGCTTGCAGAATCACAACCGTTATTCGACACAGTGCCTGTATGTAAAGGATTGCCAAAATAGAAAGTACCAGATTGTCCTTTAAGAGCAATAATGAATGCCTCAACACTTCTAGCCTCCGCATGACTTAGTGGCGGCAAAGATACCTCTGCTTCCCATTTAGCTCCCTGGTGTACGTGTGTTTGCGTATCTAAAGTAAAAGGTGACTCAGAAACAGAAACAACTCTGCGGAGTCGCATTGACATATTCTGAATGCCAACAGAGGGAAAGGTTAAAGGCATTGGTTACGCTCCCGCCATTGCTTTAGAAAAGTTACCACCGCGCAATCTAGCATCTGCAACAGCGCCTTTAGCCGCTTGAGCTATCTGAGGCATTAACTGAACAATCTCAGCACGTACGGTTTGTTGTACGCCTGTGGTTACGTTAATCGTTTGTTGAACAACAACACCTGATGACTGTCCCTTTGTATGGTCAATTATTGTCTCATTAGGGTGAAGAATTGCAGGGAAACCGCCTTTTCCGTCTACGCCTCCAGATCGTGAGCCGTACCCAGTAAATCCACCGCCCTCAAACTTTGGGGCAATGCTTGAGGCTGAAGGATTAATGGAAGGCATCGTGCCAACTGCATCTGTAATTGGCGCAGGGGTTTGCGTACTACCGGGGAATGCTGTGCCTGTTATTAAGCCAAATAAAGACTGTGTAATATAATATTGAACAAGCATTTCAATTAAACTATCTACAACGCTTTTAGCCATTGCCTTCATTGCATCAGAAAACTTCTCTGCACCAGTGATTGCGTCAGTAAAGCCTTTTGTAATTGCGCCAGACATTGACTTTGCAACTTTTTGCATACCTTCATCGAGGGTTGGAAATAAATCTTCTACATCTTTAAATGCTGCTTGTAACCTATCAAAAAGAACGATTTGCTCTTCTAAGGGCTTTTTGCCTTTTTTCATTTCTCCAAACGCAAAAGCACTGCCTTCGGCAAAGCGAATTATTCCGTTCCCGGCATCGTATAGGCTGTTAAGGAATGTTTTATCAAAAAAATCTTTTTGTATCTTTATATTTTCATCAATATAGTGGCCAACTCGCGTTAAGCCCTCTACAAACTTATTAAGTCCATCAATAACAGTTTCAAGCCCAAAAGCAATTGCTCTTATAAACTCTCCAAATCCTTTTATTAAATTTTTAATTGTTTGATTTGCAAATTTTTCAATTGAACCATCAGCAGCTTCTATTGCTGCTAATATTTTTTCGCGCAATGTATTAGCAAGCGTTTCAAAGGCCGGAGCAAGAGCGCCAGTTATCTGATCTCTAACGCCTTTAAACAAAGAAAAAAGCTTTGTCATTGCATCTCTGGTTCTTACGATTCCACCTACTGCCCTACTGCTTAGAACTAGACCAAGAGTTTCTGCCTCCTTAAACATCTCTTGTAGACCGACACGACCTAGGTTCAAAGTGTTGACAAGAGATACACCCTCAGAATCAAACAGCTTCATTGCTAATCTAACGCGGTCTGCTTGTGATTTTACAGTTGAGAATGCGTCTGCAAGATCAAGCATTTGCTCATCAAGCTCTTTCTTTTTTAATTCCTCTGCATTTATGCCTAATTCTTTTAAAGCATTCTTTGCTTCGCCTGTGCCTTTTGCCGCCTCTGCTAATCGTCTTGTAAACCTTTGTGATGCCATATTCAGCGTTTCAACTGAGACACCAGTAATGTCCGCTGCAAAATGCAATTTAGACAATGACTGTGTTGTTGTACCGATCTTTGATGCAGTTTTTTCAAGACTGTCAATAGCATCTATTGATTTTTTAGCGAGTAACCCTAAACCTGCTGCTCCGGCTGCCAACCCAAGTGCAGTTTTCATGTTGAAGACTGCTTTCGTTAGCGTTTTAAGACCAGAGGTTACAGAGTTAAACCCTCTTTTGGTTTTATCAATCGCGCTAATCGTAATTTTTACGTTTTCAGCCATTGTTCTCACTCATTATTTTGAAATACGCCATCCATTCATTGAAATGGTTTACCGGCATTTGTTCAGCGTCAGAAATACTCATGTGCAAGCGATCAGCCAAAGACAAAAGATTCATCCTCGATTGATCGCGTCTTAGTTTTTTTCAGCTATCTCTGGACTTTCAATCTCTGCAAACATCTGGTTAGCAATCTCAGAGATCACCGTTGTCTCCTCACCCATCAGATCGATACGATCTTCAGCAGAGGTAAACAGTTTCTCACCAGACTCATCCATTGCCTTCATAAGAATCAGATCAACCATTGCTCCGACTGTCGTATTCTCAAGAAACTTAGGATGCTTTTTTTGCAACTCATTTAAGTCATAACAGCTAATAGAACCGCAGTAGAGCTTGAACGGTACGCCTTTCTCATCAGACCAAGCCTCAACAACCACCTCGCGCAGAGGTATCGTTCTTCTTGCTCTTAACTCCCTAGCCAAACCCATTAGGAGTGTGCCCCTTCAGCTACTGTACCGCCTTGGAAACTAAAGCTTGCCTCAACCATGCCATCAAACGATGCAGTAATTGATTTGCTCGATACGTTAAACGCTGTTCCAGTATATTTTTTTGAACCTGATGCAGTTCCGCTTGGGCTTAATTCAAAATCTATTTTTGCACCCGGATCAAGAACCAACTGTTGAGCATCTGCCTCATCCCAATAGCAATCAATAGAAACGTCACTCTCATCAAGTGATGGAGTGTAATTTCTGCCCGTATCGCCCATTTTAGTAACTTCTAAAAGAGCATTATTTAAGTTCATTGTGAATGATCTTACCTCTCCAACAAGAGCAACTGCTTGCCCATGTAGGTTGATCTTCACGACACCTGATTGACCTGTTACTGTTGCCATCTTGCCTTTCCTCTATGTTGTGCCGCGAGTGTATTGATACATCACGCGAACCGTTAAAATAACCCCACCAATGGGATCGATTTGACCTTCGTCAATTTCTATAGAAACAATCTGCGTATCTAACGCATGACCGCCTCTAGTTCTGTCAACATCCAGACCCTCTTCTATTGTCTCGATGATATTGTTTCTCGCCTGGTCTATTTCCTTGCCTTTTACAAAGCAAACCAGTTCATAGTTAATGGTTCCCATGCGCTTGCCGATTGAGCCGCCCACGGTAGAATCTTCACGATTCTCATCAGCCGTTCTGACTAGAACAGCCGGAAACTGTGCATTTGATAATTTGTCAAAATCAAAAGGTTGCCGGGTTATGTATGACAACCTTATTGGTGTATGAACATTCTCTAGCGTTTGAACGATATTCTCAGCAATTAACTCTCGAACACTCATGCTAGGTTCCTCTCAAAGACGTTTCTTAAACGCTTTTCATCACGCCTGTTAAAGCCCATAAACGGACGGCTTTTATTGTTAAAGGCGGCTTTTTTGTTGGCGTTTGCGTTAGAAAAGAATATCTCTGCTCTACTACTATTGGCTTTTGTTGTCAGTGCGCCTCGCATCAACCCTGAGACAGTTAAATTTACATCACCGCTTGGATCGCCTGAAAATGAACGCCTATCTTTTGTTCTTGGCCAACCTTCTTTTTTAGCTTTTGCATAGCCTGTGGAATACTTTTTAAAAGGGCCTTTGTAACCTTTGCCTTCGTCAATATTATCTTCAATTATTACAATGCCCTGTTGAGCCGTTCTTGATAACGCTAACTTAATGCTGTTTCTTAATGCTCTGCCGCGCTTCTGAACGCGCTTGGCAATATCTTTAGGCTTTATCTGGACGTTAAATTGCATTACCTAACAAGCCGACCATCGTTAATAGGGGTTTTCTCATCCTCATCAATGGTTCCGTCATTGTCATCGTCATACTCAACACCGTCTTTAAAGACAGCCTCGATCTCCTCGCCATAACGTGACTTATAAAAATCAATCATTCCTAAGAATCTATCGTTATCAACCCAATTAGTGAGTTGAGGTAGAGCGTACTTCCAAAGAACTAAGTAGGCACTTGATCGAGTCCATTGAGAATCAGTTAGATACTGCGGCTTAAGCTCGCCAGAGAATCCCCTTTTATCCCACCAA